AGTGAGAGCAGTCGAGGTTAAGAATGGTAATGGGCTCGTTGCCCCACATAATCATGGGACTAAGTGAGTTTACCATGTGGAAATTCCTGATCGGCGGCATGGTCTGTCTGGTGGCGGTGTTCCTGGTGTGGCACGCTAAAGTAACTTTTGGGGATGATGATGAATGAACCACGGCCAAGGCGTTTTTCTAAGTACAGGGATGGTGTCAGTCTTCAAGAATATCTGGAGAAGATTTTTAATCTGAAATTTGAGGCTGCCGATAAGGCATTAGTGGAAGCCCGCAGGATAATGGAAGATAGAATGGCTGGGTTTCCTCAGGTGTTTTTACAGAAAGGGGAAGTGGAAGCAGAACTGAAATTGCTCAAGGCTGAGTTAAAACAATTATCAAAAGCTAATGACCAAATGGAAGGGAAGGCTAGCCAAAGGTCTATGATTATTACGCTCACTATCGCAGTCATCAGTTTATTGATAACGGGTTTTGTGGCCGTTGCGGGGGTGATGAGGCACTTTAAACTTTAAGGGAGGGTTATGCCGAACTATAAAGTCACAGCGCAGGGCGGCTTGAACATCAGGTCTGGACCGGGAACAGCCTACGAGGACGTGGGGGATTTGATCTACAATGAGATAGTGCAATCCCCTGACACCACTGGCTGGGTTCCTGTCCTGGTGATAGACGAGGATGACGGTCTGGAGTCGGTGGCCTGGGCCTCGGCTAAGTATCTTGTCAAGGCCACGACTCCTGACCCCGTTGGACCCGTAGCTCCCTCCACCAAACCCACCGGCAAGGCAGTAATTTCCAAGGCCATGAGTCAGTCCGGCGACCCTTACATCTTCGGAACTGAGGTTGACCTTGGCGACCCGGACCCGGATGCTTTCGATTGTAGCGAGCTGGTGCAATGGGTCTGTGCCCAGCTTCACATCTCCCCCACTATGCCAGACGGTGCCAGTAATCAGTACGAGCATTGCAAAAGGTACGGAACTGTGCTATTGGTAAGTGAAGCGGTCAGTACCCCGGGGTCCTTGCTTTTCCGGCTCTACGCTACCGGCAACCATGTGGTCATCAGCCAGGGCGATGGTTCGACGATAGAGGCCAAGGGGGCGGCCTACGGGGTAGGGGTGTTTTCTACTGCCGGCCGGGGCTGGAACGCTGCGGCTCTGATTCCAGGGGTGAGTTATGGCTGATAAAGGATGGAGATATTGTTCTCAATGTTCTGGTGACGATGAATCAGATGATTGGTCGCCTCGGTATGTAGAGGAAATTTCTCCGATATCTTATATCCCCATATCTCCATCCTTTACAGAAGAAGATTTAGCTCATTGTACTTGCTTTCTATGCTTTAACTGTTGGGAGATGATGCTCTTTATAGAACCTCGGCCAATGCGGAAGTGTGGTGGTAACTGTAGATTAGATGGTAGTCTACCAGTTTATCCGGGGGTGAGCTATGCTTAACCTACTCAAAGAAGCAATCGGCCCTATCCTGGCGGTTATCGTGGTGTCAAGCGGGTTCGTTATGATGTACTTGAAGCCTGAAACCAAAACTGAGATAATCGGGTTGATGACGTTGGTTCTCAGTTTCTATTTCGGCTCCAGCAAGGGCAGTCAGGATAAGGACAAGGTGATCGAAACCACGGCAAAGACTGCAGCATTAACCAGTGCAGAGGTGGCAAAAACATTAGCGGCGGTTGAGGTCGCAGAGGATAAGAGGGAGGGGTGATGGACCTGACCATCCCCAACATCATCGCCGGTATCCTACTGCTGATCGTAGCGGTTCCGGCGTACTGTCTGGCGAGGAAGATCGGGCAGGGGAAGCGGATTAAAACTAGGGCGGAGGATTGATGTCAACTGCTAAATCATTACTGAGTTTTATTCGCAAATTTTGTGAGCCAATAAATAGTATGTTTCCAGCAAGCGTCATGCATCCGTATGGATTTTTAGTATCTGATTGTGAACAGGAGGACGATATGCCGCACGGGAATGCTCAATTGAAACAATCTCGTATAGATAGTGGGTTCTTGATTGAGGATTCTACTTCTTATAAAGAAATAGCAGAGTTTTTCAAAGACGACCCGGCTGGCGTGGAGGAAATAATATACTATTGGAAAGCAATGGGTTTAATAAAGGAGGACACATGAACCACAAACAGATTCTGGCAATTGCATTATTGTTGACTTTGGTCGGCTGTGCCACCACGCCGACTACACAGCCGCCCAAGCCTATCCCGGCAGGATGCGAACAGTCTATCGTCTACACCAAAATGGGCGACTTCATGCCCAACGGCCCTATGCTGACTCGGGTGGGAGTGTCCACGGCGTTGGCGGTACTCGCCGTTGCCGAACCTCAAGCGGGAAGGGCGGCGACTCTCATCATGTCCACCGTGATGCCCATGCTCTATCGGGCTACCTTATCTAACAACCTTGCTCCGGTAATGGCTGAGGTAAGAGCCAAGTTTAAGGGTTCGGAGAAGTACGTAGCGATTGCTACTCCTCTCCTAGTACTGTTTGATTCACTTAACCAGGCAGGGCTGGTGCAGACTGGTGGGGTTGCTATGACGGATTGTGATAAGGGTGTTCTGGCCAGCCTGTTCAAGAACATTGGGCTGGACAGTGGGGCAGACCCGGCGCTGTTTCAGTAGGGAATGGGGGCAGGATTGACCTGCCCCATCTCCTGCTCTCATTAAGATGACTGAGATTCTGCTTCTTGGGCTTTGATTGTTGCCTCAATTGCTCTTAGACAATCTTGAGATTTAAGATACAGGAATCCTATCGCTTGGGGTAGGGTTAGTTCGCCGGGAATGTAATACTCTGCATAATGCGCTCTTAGCAAACCATCTAAGGCGGTGTGGATAGCAGCCGATTCTTGATTGAGTTTTTTGATAATCAACTCGTAATCGGGTTTGCATCGTTCAGGGGATTTCATCCCTAAAGCAGATTCACTTTGATTGTAACCTAGAATTGTTCCGATTGCCATAAATCCTCCGTTGGTTAGGGGTTAAAATGACCGACTATCCGCCGCCGTCATATAGGACTACCCTGATAGCCCTGATCCTGGCGCTCCTGGGGGCGTTCTATATGATGGTGCGGTGTAGTCTGGAGAAGTGGTGAGGGTCATAGCTTTTCCTCGGTGATGTCAATATCATTAGAACTAAGTTTGCTGCTAATTTGTATTAGCTTGTCAATGTGCGCTCTCAATAAATTTAATTGAGCGTCAAATAAATTATATTTATCAAGATGAAAACTTGTCCCAAACAACACTCGAAAATTCTGCTGTAAATCCTGCAATTTTCGCTGGATATTGAAAGTCTCGTGGTTTATAAGGTTCCTAAAAAGGATGTCTTTGTTAGTCATGGCTTATCCCCCTCCCAATCATTTACTATCTGGGCTCTAGCACCAAAGATGTTCACCGAAAATGCCCACAATTCCCATAGCGCCGGATACCTCACAAACCTGCCAACCCTAAAGCAAAAACAGTTGATGACATATCCATCTGCGATAGTTTGGAAAAACAGGATATTGTCCTTTTTGTAGATGCAGGACATGACGGTTTTGTCGAAGATAGGCTTCATGGCTTTTCCTTTAACATCGTTTCCAGCTTGGGCAGGAGGGCGGAGGTTATTTTATCTTCTGCGACAACTTTGAACATATAAGCCCAATGATTTAGTCTCTCCCGACACTCCGCAAGCAGGGCGGTTTGGGTGGATAGTTCATCTTTACTTATTAACACATGATTTTCATCTACCCAAAAAACTGGGCAGTGACAGTGAGTACAGGTTTCTTCGTATGTTACGCACACACTTAGGATAGGCCCACAGTTGGGACATATCCAATCACCTTGATTCTCGTGTGAATTACTCATCGCTCTCCCCTCCATTATCGCCCTGACCTCGGGGCAGTTTAAAGCATCAGCAATCCTTTTCTGAATTTCCGGTTTAAAATGTTCGATGCCGTGCGTCTCGATATACTCAATTATTTTCCCCATCTCCCTCACCAGGGAGCGCAGAGTGTCGAGTTGAGTCTGCCCCACTGGCCGTCTGCAAGTCGGGCAGCAATCTTGACAGATGCCTCCCCCTTCCCAATCGTCAGGACAGGTTCCCATTTTAATTCCACAAACACTGCAATAGGTGTCTTTCATCGATTTTCCCCTACCGCCCGCCATGCCGCCAGGAGGATGGCTCGGCGGGGATCATCTTCGGCAGCAGTACCAAAAACATTGTCAACATCAGTGAACACAACAGTATATTTCTTTGTATAAGGGTTATACATTATACCACGCAAGTATAATTTCCTATTTTGCATTGCTTTTTCAACATCCCAAATCTGACCGTTGTCTTTTGAGATGGGGTTCCAATTACTAACAAAACAAAGGAATTTACCTTCCTTTGTGTAATAAACTACAGAGCCGTATTCAGGTTTTTGATTAAGTTCCAACAGTTTAGCACTCCACCGTATCAGTTCTTCGTCGGTTGGTTTCATCGATTTTCCCCTACCGCCCGCCATGCCGCCAGGAGGATGGCTCGGACAGGTGTTGTAGCATAAGCCTCACCGTATTTATCAGATTTATTATCCTGCTTTTTAAAAAACCTAAAATAATGTGCTTTGCATATAGACTGTGATCTATATTCCCACTCCATCTCCTCCATCCTCTCCATCACATCCCAAATCTGACCGTTGTCTTTTGAGATGGGGTTCCAGTATAATAAATGAGAAGGGTGTGCAAGACGTATCCTCGTCTTTCCCGATAAGGTTCCTTTCCAGTAACAAACTTCTCCTGGGCGTAAACCATTATAGGGATACTCATCAAGGATTGTCCACTCCATCAACACCTCAGCACTCCACCTCACCAGTTCTTCATCGGTAGGGGCCTTGTCAGTTTCCAAGATACCACCTCCTTATGATCCATATAAACAGCACGAAGCCGCACACACAAGCGAGCCAGAAGTAATAAGATGGAGTCATGGTTTAACTTCCGGCTCCGGTATCTCCTGCCCCAAGTTCTGGGCGGCGGCTATCCAGTCCTTAGCGGCTTGGCGCAAACCCATTAGACACTCAAGCAGTCTATCCTGCTGTGTAATACACCCAGGAAATTCCTTAATCGTGCCAGTCCAGGTTCGGCTCTCCTCATCCCATACCAGACAGTAGGTGTAGGGTTTCTTTAGGTGTTCTTCGGGAGTCATGGTTTTTCTCCTTATTTTTTCAATAAATTTGGGCATAACTCAATTAATTCTCTTACTGATACCCAAGTATCTTCACAAGTTAGCATCTTTTTTCTTTTTATTAGATTACTCGCTCGCTTAAAGTATCTGTATCTACAAGTATAATAACCTGACACAAAAAAGCCTATACAAGTCACCAGCAAAAAATATATAACCATTTATCTCTCCTTATTAATCTTTCCTTCCTGTCTCTCAGCCTCTTTACGACATCTCGGGCACGCAGATTGGTCTCCGGCGTAAGAAGGGTAGGTCTTATATGGCCTTCCACAAATGGGACATTTTATTGTTCTTTCGTACATAGTTTCTCCTTTAGCACCGCTATTTAAACTTCCCTCCTGTTAGGGGTTAGAGTTAATCCATATCCGGCAGGCCAGTTTTTTATTTATTGTTATCATCATTTTCCAACATCTTAGCAACCGCATCAGGACAAGACAATACTTGTACTGACCCATCCCACATTGGTTGAGGACATCTTATATCTTTCCATATTCTGATTAAGTCCTCTTTTGTAACTCCAGCACGGAGGGCTAGGCTGGAAACTTTCGCTAGAGCTGTCAGAAAAGCAGCAGCGCATCCACCAGTTTTTCCTAGCCGAAGGAAGAATTCTGGATACTCTGCATCTATATGGTCAGTCAGGTACAAATATCCACAGCCAGTTTTCTTTCTTGATGTATCGCCTTTTTGTTGTGTTGGCCTAACTTGTTCTGTCATTTTGTTTTCCGTTTTTATAGGCACCATGTTAAAATTTAACATGATTATTCATAGCTGTTAATTAAAAAACCCGCCGCCAATCGCCGTCAGATTGTCCCCACAACCGCACAGAACGCCGTATACGGGACGATCTTTTACGGCTGGATCAAACCACAATACCATTGCCATAATTGTAAGCCTGTCGTACCAGAAAATAAATCTCGTCTCTCATACGGACAACCATTACATTGCTGTGCAGTTGACAAATACCCCAAAGACATATACGATTTGTTGAAGCATATGTCTATGGCTTCTCCAGCTCTTCTACTATCCTTCGTTTCTCCAAGCACGTTAGCACCTCGTCTTTTTGTTCTTGGCAGATTTCCCTGCTGCAGAATCTTTCTGCCATCAGTGTATTGCGAATACGTTCATAGTCCTGTACGGATATGTGCATACGTAGTGTATGTAAGATTTCGTGTCGATAGGCTCGGCCTTTTTCCCGCAGAATATTCCGCATCATTTCAGTTTGGCTGCCTAATACATTCTTACCAAGACCACCGAATGCCTGGGGCATCTCTGGATGTATAGCCTCGAACATCTTTATACTTTGCACCATATCAACAGGCGTTATTACCCTCTCATCACGCTTAGCTGCTGCCACTATCATTGAAGTTTTTATTACCATAGATGGTAATCGTTCCCAGTATGAACCAAAACGGTCATCATCTATATTTGTATCCTTGTAGCGACCGTTGTACCAGTCAGTATAAACATCATCTGCTTCTTTAGATACAGTAAATCGTCCTGCCATCCTACGGATTTCTGCTAAATCTGTTACTAACTTACTTTTCAAGACAGGATCGAATGGTATCATCCTTGTTATTGATATATGCTTTCCCTTTGTTGCTGAATATACACATATAATACGACTAGTCATGCCGCCACCAATACCGAGTTGTTTCATGGCCAGTTCAATCCAATCAGGTGTAGTTGCGCCGAGTATCCATAGGCCTGGATTTACGACATGGTGATTTGTACTGGTCTTGGTTTTGTATATAAAATCATCTCGACCGTCATACAAATCACACAGATAACCAAGGCGCTCATAGTCATTCTCTTTAATAAAATTTACCAACTCAGGCGCTATGACAAACATACTACTATGGACGATCATATCGCCATCTACGTTTACGCTATCCTGGACCAGCTCAAATTCAGCAATCAGTTGTTCCTTCGTTACAACGTCAGGAGCGCTGGTGCCTTTCTGTATCTCCTTCAGTATGCTGCTGCCGTACTTGATAGCTGTGCCCTTGCGAGTGCCAGGAGGACCGACCAGTATAGTGTATAGATTCGGAAACAGAGACTCTGGCCCCAGCTTCACCTCGCATTTTCGACCAAGCATCGCACCGATTATGGTTATAGCTGTCCAGAGATGAAATCGTGCTGGCGGTTCTGTCTCTTTTACTAGTTGCATATAACTCAGTAGCCAGTTGTCGAGGAGTCTCACTCAATTTATTCCTCATCTTTTTCTATAAGGTGAACGAGTACGTCTCCATGGCATGGCTTTGGCTTACAGTAACAGCCAAGGATCATTCCTTTCAGTTCTTTCTTCGCAAGATCAAGGAGGTATGGGTGCTCCAGTAGGTACTTACGGTACATTTCAATGACCTCCTCTCGAGTACCATGTCTGCCCTCGCGGAATGGATTGCCCCATATGGAAGGACGGCCAATGAATATATCGTAGTCATCACGACGGCAATTAACAACGACTGTTTTTTGGCTCATCTTTTCTCCTTCTTCAACTGTGCGCTATCTTCTACAACTTTAATGACATAGAAATCGTCTTCATATATTATAGTTCCTTCATTTATATCACCTTTAAATATAGCTTCACCAGCTTCTAGTTTTGTGTCTTTTCCTTCTCTGGTATAGCTGCTTATAGGTTTCAACGCTTTCATCTTTTTCCCTTCTTCAGCGGCATACCTTTATCCTCTAGTACCCGCAACAATCGCCAGCAGGCCATTACATCGCTAAGGGCATCATGAGCACCCTTGAATCCAGCCGGATCAACCAGCTTCCGGTACGCCTCATCCAGCTTGGGCCACTTGTAGCCAAATTTTCCTGGTATCTTGCATATGTCGGTAGTGGATTGCATCGTGCAGACTCGTGGCACAGCCCGGAATTTGTCCATGTCATAGTCAGCAAGGGTACGGTACAACATTGCCTCGGTGATGATGAGATCAAAATCTAGGTTGTGTGCGACAATTCTATCTGCTTTATTGAGGAAGTTTAAGAACAACCCAGTCGCCGCTTTCATGGACAGACCTATTGTTTCTATTGTTTCCTGGGTGATACCGTGTATTGCTGCAGCAGCCGACTCAACTGGTACGCCAGGATTGATGATAATGCTGACCATGTTCATTACTTTGTTGTCTTGAATCAAGATGCAGGCAAGTTGTACCGGATATGGCTGGACAGTGTGGTCTGGAGTCTTATGGTTGACTAGCCCCGTTGTCTCAGTATCGAATATCAAACTGATCATTACTTATATCTCCCACTTTGGTTTGCTGAGTTGTCCCCACGATGGGCCTACCTCTATATCCGATGGCACAGTGAGCTGACGTCCCTTGATTTCGAGCGGGATGTTCATCAGTTCCCCGACGATGGCTGCGTGTTGCTGCATCTTGTCGATTGGGCTCTGGAATATAACAGCGTCATGAATCTGCAGCAATATATCTAGATCAGTCATCGCTCCACTTTCGTGGTACACTCGTACGAGGGCGAAGTTCATCAGTTGGCCGACTGTTGACTGTGGATTAAAGGCGATAGCCTCCCGGATCGTGTCATCGTCTACCATTCCGAAGAATGTGCGCCGTAAGCCAAAGGCGTTGGTGATAGTCCGGGTGGACTTCACTTGGTCTTCAACCTCAGCTTGCCAGCGTACTACAGATGGTACTCCAGAGGCCATTGCTTGGAGCATACGTCGACACTCCGCCTCTGGTACATCAAAGCCAGCGAGGGCGAACATCTGGCTCAGTTGGCGTGGGCCTAGCCGATAGTTAAATCCGTGTCTCGTTGGCTTAGCCAGGACATTCCGGCGTAGTGTCCACTCTGGTTCCTTATTACGGTAGCCATCGAGGGCTTTCTGATAATCACAGTCATATAGTATCTGCACTGTCCGACAGTGAATATCAGCTCCATGCAGGAAGTCATCCATCTGTTGGAGGTCTTCGGCAAGCCATGCTACGACCATTGCTTCAGCCTGGACGTAGTCACGCTTTGCCAAAAGTTTACCCTCATCGGCTATGAATGATTTCTTATATTCTTTGATAAGGCGGTTGTAGTCATCTTCTCCCGGGCGAGGACGTGATGGCACAGTCTGCAAATTTTTTCCCTCGCCGATCAGGGCGTCACTGCTACTGATGCGGGCAGTACTTGTACGAGCTTGGTTATAAGTAGTACGGCTGCGTCCGTCTATACTGATTGCTGCTTCGATGTAGTTAGAGCTGAATCCCCTCAGCCGTGTTAGTTCCTTTATACGCAGAAGAATAGGATGCTTAGTTTTCTGATACAGCTTAGCCAGTGCACCTTCGTCTGCCGTAGGACGCTTGGTGTGTTTGTTGAACTGGATAGGGAAGCCCATTTCTGAATACAGAAACCTCTGCATCTGCTGGCTACTCTTGGTATTGAGTTCGTAGCCAACAACACTATTTAGTTCATTCTGTAAATCAAATATTTTACCACCAATTACTTTGCCTTTTTCATCTTTCTCTTCAAGAAAGTTCGATAGGTTATTTATGATTTCCAGATTTCTTTTGGTGCCCTGAAGTGCAGCTGCAGCCAACGGATCGAAAGCTTGCATCTCTCGGTGGAACATATCAAGCATACCCATCTGCTCAAGATCGCGTTCCTCGGCTGCCTTGATTTCGTGGAGTACAGCGCTGTCCATTGCGTTATATCTCCAGAACGCATGGGATATACGGTCCCACTTGTCGGCTTTGTTCTGGTCCTTCCAGTCGTTTTTATAGAAGGGTTCCTCGGTGTATATACTGGTACAAACAGCCAACCGATTGAGGGCTTGTTTCTTCAACTTCTTCTTGGTCAAGTCAAGGTAGGCTCGATTGTGCGCAGTCATGGTGTCCCATCTTGGCGAAGCTACGAATACTTTCCGGGCAGCCAGTTCAAGGAAGTCGAACATTAGGTTATGCGCTATTTTCAATGGACCGTGCTGGCCGAGAAGTCGGGCGATTGCCTTCCATATCTCCTTCTCTATTTCCAACGCCCAGCGGTGCTGGCCAGGGCCTGTACTGAATGGAATAGATATAGACCAGTTAGACCGATCACTGAAGCTGATGCAGGTTATGATGTCAGCTGTGTACGATAGTCCTTTTGCTTCGTTGCGGTAGGTTACCTTTTTGCCTGGCACTGTCTCGATATCGAAGGCCAGTTCCTTGGCATACATAAGACGGTCGAGTTCAAACATTACTTGCTCTAGGTTGGGATTTACAATCAGCTCTCGGTGTGGTCTACGAATCTCTGGATACATCGAGTTAGCCTTCGCTCGCTTTAGCCACACTTTCACGAGGGGGCGTAGGTCAAACAGTCCGCGCATGATGTCGGATGGATGGGGAATAGGTATAACCTTGAGTCCTGGTACCAGTGTACACGGGAGGATGGAGCCCCAGGTGAACTCGCCCTCTCGCTTCCAGTTTGCATCTCTACCGGTCAGGAGAAAGGTAGGATGCCGACCCAGGGCCAGGATAATATTGGGCCGCACTCTGCTAAGTTGCTCAGCCAGTACATTGACCCATTTCTGGAGTCGTTCGTCTGGCCGTCGGCAGCCAGTGTCGACGAAGAAGTTCTTGAGCTTGTTATCGGGTGGCCGGTCCTGGCATACGTTACCAACGAAGCACTGGCTGCGTATGAAGTAGGGCTTGATCCACCGCTCTAGTTCACGACCAGCAGCCCCGACGAAGGGTTGACCGGCGATTTCTTCCTCCCGACCTGGAGCTTCGCCTATCATAGCTACTTTGGTAATGTCGTCAGCTGGTGTGATGGTAGGGAATAAATTTGGAACAGATTTCATTCTTTGGGTTCCTTTCTTTCTTTTAGCTTATAATCTAAACAAAATCTTCCATATCAATCGTAGTCTGTCCAGGTTTACCTTCTAGCTCTCTCATATACTGATCTACCATGTAAGCAATTCCACGCTCGCGATTTGTTGCGCTGAGTTCGTAGCCGAAGTATTGCTTGATGCCAATACGCTGGGCGGCTATAAGAGTAGAGCCAGAGCCTGCGAAGGGATCAATCAGTACTGGATTAGTGCCAGGATGGTAGAATCGTCTGATTATTTCTTCCATCAAGGCAATGGGTTTCTGTGCCTGATGCACACGGTCGACTGATTTAATTGGTGGGTTAAGAAATGCGTCGCCCTTATGGAGCTGGGCCAGCGTAGCATTGCCCTTCCTAACTAATATCATAAAGTCCGTAACTGAAGCTGGCCACATTGTCGGAGCAGGTGACTTGCTGGAACACAGACTGTCGTCGCTGTCACTGCCTGTTTTTACCCATACCAGAGGTTTGTTGTAGACCTGGAAGCCGTGGCTCCGAAAACAATCGGAGAGATCGTTGAAGTGAACGATGCCGCAGAACATTACTATATAACAGTCTGGTTTACCAACTCGGGCCATCTGTTCTATTACATCCTTGACCAGCGGAATAGTATTATCACTAGAATCATCGTATGTCTCAGTTGCCTTCTGCTGGCTGGAGCCGTAGTCTGCTGTTGCTTTGTCTATTCCTATCTTCCATGGAGGATCAGTTATGAATAGATTACACATTCCGCTCGGCAGAGCCCTCAGCTTCTCTAAACAGTTGCCGAGTAGCAGACGTTCACTGAAATATGCAAAGGGATTCTGTATCTCGTCATCGTCACTGCCCTGTCGACGTTTGGCCAGTTCGACGGCCGCCTCCATACGGACGGTTTTCTTGACAATACCGAGGGCTTCCTGGGTTGTCTTGGCCTCCTTAACTCCTGGTACACCTTTCTCTATTGCCTTCGTAATGGCGATGGCGTCGGATACAGTACGATGACTCTTAACTCCGATCTTTTTAGCGGTGTCGGTTTGAGTCCACTCACCAAGGCTGACGCCGGGGCCAGCTTGTTTACTGCCCACTATCTCTCGCATTAGGCGGTCGATCTCAGCTATGGCCATGTTCTTCTCGGCGGGGCTGAATTCCTTGCGCCGAAAATTTTCCTGGTACTCAGCCATCCGACGAAGGAGAGGATTGTCGAGTATGAGGCTGCCTTCTTCCTCAGTAGCGAACCATACATCTCGACCGAGCTTACGGCACGCTTCCAGACGGTGGAGGCCGGCGGTTAGATTCATTTCTTTATCGACCAGGATAGGCTGTAGCTGGCCAACCTCTTTCATTGATTGGACCATTGCTTCTACTTCAGCTGGATCAGCAGGACGGATGCGTCCGGGCTTTATGTTTATTTTGCTGGGATGGCAGAAGGCTGACATTTTTTACGGTCTCCGTTGGGGGTGTTTAATGTAGGCACCATGTTAAATTTTAACATGATTATTATCAGTCAAAGTCCGACATATCTATATCATCTAGCGCTGACACTTTCTTCTTCCCTGCTTTCTTTTCCTTCGGCACTTCGTACTGCTCCCGGCCCAAACGTCCCTCGATGATGGCTTGTTCTAGCTCCTCATCTGAGATTTCGTCCAGGCTGCCGCCAATCAACTCTTCCAGTAAACTCATAATCAAGTCTCCTCTTTTATGATACTATCTGCTATTTCCTTTATCTCGTGTGGCAGGATGCCACCTACTTCCTTCGCCCGCTTCACCATCCGATGAACGCAGCGCCGTAGAACACTAGTTCGAAGGCCATGGTCGGGGAACAGCCTATAGAAATCATTATATAAGTTGTCCTCGAGAGACAATCCGAAGCGTCGCATATCTATTCCTCCTGTTCTCCTGCCCGAACCGATAGCGCCATCGCCATCCTCGTCAGCGCGCAAGCCAGATGATCCTCGCCACGGTCGACTCCGTACAGCCAGTCTTTTATATGACCGCTGGCCTTCTTAACGTGGTAGCCCAGAGATTCCGAGCGCCAGCTTCCTTCCTCGTGCTTGGTGCGTCCATACTGGAGGACGTTGTCAATAACAGCGATTGCTTCGTGGGGAAAGTTTGCTTTCTTCATCGGCTGAATACTCCTTCTTCTCTATTCCGTCGTTCTATCTGCTTGATGCGTCTGTAGTAAGCCTCGTCGAAGGATGTGTTGTATCTGCGGAGGGACTGGCGCTGATCCTTGTGACGTGCCAGCGCTCGAATCCCAACTTCCGTGTTAACGAGAGGGTCATTGATAGCCCACTTTTTAAGAAAGCATTTGTGTATTCCGTACGGCCCATAGTATGTACCCTTACCCATTTTGCCAAAGCGGAACCTCACCTCCTTGTTTGAAGATTCCACCTCCGCCACAGCCAGGGCGAAGTTCGGATCGACTCCGTACTTTGCCGACATAAGCTGAACGTGATGGAGCCAGGACTGCATAGTCACTTCCCTCGATGGGAGTGGGCTGGCGGCAATCGCTGGATGTAGGGTTAATAGCAATATGCATATGATTGCTCGCATCACTCGGGCTGACGAGTGGCGCCAGCCGAATGTTGCTTTTTAACCAGTTGATACCGTTGACGTTGGCCGCCTGCTTTCACTGTGCCCTTAGTATTTCGTAGGTATAGTACAGGTCCAGGATGATGACCTATTCCATATACTTGTCTACGGATTCTCTTTGCTATCGTTCCTCTCATATTATATTCTCCCTCCACCCGTCTGTATTCGCTCCATCGTAGCGTAGTACTCCCGCAGACAGTTTCCACACCGTACACATCTGTGACTATCGACCGGCTTTCCGCAGGTGTATGCCAGATTATTTATCCTAAACCGATGAACGACTGCCTCCCAGTATAGTTCAGTAATTACCCAATACTGGTTGGTTGTTCTCTTTCGTAGAGTATAATGATCCTTATGTTGAGGAGCTTCCTTATAGTATACCACGAATGTCAGCACGACTGGTACATTCCTATCTGTGTAGTGCTGCATTACACGATCAACAATTCTAAGATTCCAAGTATTAACTCGTACTCGTACGAACATTAGGTTATCTGGAATGTCGTCTAATAAGTGAGCATCCGTATCTGTCATAGCTCCTGGATTTACTGTCAGCACAATAGGAGCTGGGAAAGCGAGATCAGGAATAGATGTTTCGTAGAACTTATGTGGCCACCATGCTGTTGATTTGATTACTTCTTTTCTATCTATATTGGAGTCGTTGCAATCGTTTATTTTGATTATATGACTGTGTATCAATTCATCTGGCGGTATGTTGGGCAGGTTGTCTGTCAATGGCTCAAGATACGAGCGGCCAGACTGGAAGAAGCAGTCAGTGCAGCCTATAGGACACCTAGTTATATGTGGGATGGCACAGAAGATGCCACTGCCTTTTGTTTGGGGGTTCTCGATGTAGGGCATACTAACTCCTGATTTAAAGTGTACCTTGAGATACGCCAAGAACCATTTGACTGGTCAGCTACCCTACTTGGATTATCGGTGTCTGATATCTCAAGGTACAAGTTGTGTTACGTCCTAGGCCGGCAGCAACTTATCCACGTTGGCCTGCCATTCCGGAGGATCAATCACTTCTCCGGTATACTGATCCTTCCGGGCCTCCAACTTCACCTTCACCCTCACAGCCATGCCCACCTTGTTCCACAGGAAAGTCAAGACCTCATCTGGAGTTATAGTTCCACTCTCCTTTCCACCAAAGGTAGTCATGACATCTTTGATGGACTGAAGCTGTGCCCGGAAGGCGTTCCTGGTTCCGTGCATCTTAGCCTGATCTTCTTCCGTAGGCCAGGTCAGGTACTTACGGAGCGGAAGGTTGGGGGCATCTGGATCGTCTGGAGACAGGGTCACAGTGATGACTGTCATCTCCTTCTGGGTTTTCTTCGACAGGGTGTTTTCTACACCAGCCAGATTTCCGTTATGAACTCCAGTAGTGGGCAGTTTAAAATCTTCAGCGTCGTCAAGGTTGTACTCGATTGTTGCCATTTTGCTCGTTTCCTCGCGTTGATTTAGTTGGTTTGGTTTCTGGTTTGAGTTAGTCGCTTCGCCTCGCTTTGTCTTTGGTTTTAGCTTGCGCCATTACACGTTTGTTCCTCCTTTTGTTTTTGTTTGTGACCGCTCCATTATCTTGTCTTTCCATCTCCATATAATTAGTGAAGATGTTGGATTGTCTGTCGTTGTTGGAATGTGTTTCTCCGTTACTACCTCTATTTCTATATCGAACGTATCCTTTAATGCAGCTTCGATACACTTCAGCACGTTCATCTTTCTCGATCCGACGGGACCAGTGACTATACAAAGTAGTTCCATTGTGTTCTCCTTGTTACTTTCCCATCCCAGTCGCCATTGCGCTAGCCGGTGCTGTTAATACTTCTGCTGTCTCGATAGGTTCCGGGGCCAGCTCATGTCGCTCGCCGGTGCCCCAGGCCTCTTTGAGGATGCGCCAGTCGTTACGGTAATTATCGTTCAGGACGACTATATCTGGGAAGCCTCCCTCCTTGTTATTACTGAGCCAGTTAGGTGATTTGTCGAAGTGGATAACGAGGCTGTCCTTTGTTTCGGTCATTGGATCAGGAACACGAGTAGCATCTGACCGCAGATCTACCACAGCTTTGCCCATTACACTTCTGGTTGATGGCTTGACAATATTTTCTAGCGCCATAAATCCAATGATACTGAATATCTTTGGAATAGATGCGTAGGTAGAGGTAGGAGTGCCACCAGTAAAAGCTGGAACCCACCTATTATAACGATTACCCCGACGATCAGTTATCTCAGCGATGTTGACATGGCAGGTGGCAATAACATGATAACTAAGGTATGTTATCTCACGAATCCACGTTATAAACTCGTGAGTGATGCGTGGATAGCAAAGTTGGGGATTCTCACTCGGATGCGTTAGCTTGTTGCCCTGAAAGGAAACATTCTTCATTACCCAGGTAAGGCAGTGATCCCAGCTGATGTTGAGGGAATCAAGGCCGATGCCTTGGAATGTACCCGGTGGTTTAGCTGATAACTGTTTTACAAAATCTTTATGATCTTGCCAATTTGTGAGTGTTACACGTAGGATGTCAGGATACGCACGGAGTTTATCCTCTGGATCGGCCAGGAGATAGCCAGTACTGGCCAGCAAACCAGATTTCCCCATTCCGTAGTCGCCGCATATAAGGATGTTGTTGGCTGTAAGGTCTTGAACCGCTGGGACTGGTTCGGTTGGTAGGATGATGGTCATGATGGGCGCTCCTTTCTTTTGGGCTTTCTTTATTGTATGATGATATTGTATCATATTGTGTATATCAACCGCAACCATTATTTTGCGTCCTGCACACTTTTTTACGTTTTATTTTCCAGCAACCATGTTAAAATTTAACATGATTCGGCGTAGGCTGGTAAATTAATCCTTTCCAAAGTTTAGCGAGAAGTTTGACAAACATCTGACCTGCATATATGCAGCATCTGCTGGCACATAAAAGCGAGTGAAGTATGTCTTATGTTCCTTACACCTACCTTGCAGCCATATTTTAGGTGGGCCAGTTCCGACCCATGACTGTATTGACATAGTGTCAGAGTAAGTATCAACAACAAATTGTCTGCCCGGTTCTTGTTGGACAGTTGTGATATATACTTTTACAATCCTGCCTCTTTTCCAGATAGGACACACGACAAACTCTGCCCTTCCGTAGTCTTTGTGCAGTGGCTGAAATCGTATCTTGTAACCGTCTAGGATATGTGTGGGTTCCATTATCTCAGTCCTCTTTGTCGTTTTAGTTTATAGGAATCACGTTAAATTTTAACGTGATTATTTATAGTAAATTACCGTCCTCGCCGCCCAGCGTTAAAGCCATCAATAAAGCTACCCAGGGGACGCCGCGGCTCATACGATGGCAGACAATTGCCCCCGTAGAGCTGTTGTTGCTGCAGCCGTTGCTGCTGCATTTCCATCAGCATTTGCTGCTGAGCTGCTGTCTGCTGACGCTGTTGTTCCAGCATCTGTTGTTGCATTTGATACTGCGGGCTGCTGTAGTCTGGTATCCATTGGGCGCTTGCCCCCGCACAGGTAGCCACGATGTACAGTACGATGATTAGTCGCTTCATTATATTCCTCCTCTACATCCAGTCATCTGCCCATTGTGGCTTTGGCAGCATCTCAAAAGTTGCGTTAGTTTCATTCCACTTTGAACCATATGGAGTAAGCCCTGAGTCTCCATTGAACATCTCACCTCGTTTACCATCGAGTGTGCAGAATGTCGTACGGCGACGCCCAGCTGCGATTACTGTAAACGGGCCGGTCATTAACATATCCCTGTGATAAGCAGCATAATACTGCTTAGGCTCACCAGGATACTCTTCGACTAAGTCTGCCAGATAAACTCTTTGTCCTTTGATGAAGTCAGTTGGTTTCATTATATGTTCTCCTTTTTTATAGCAATTAGTTTCTGTGTATGATCCACTGGGATTTCATTATTTTATCTCCATAGCTTTGTAGGCGAGATACACTAAGTCGAGGTTGTTTAGCGCTGCCGCCCGTGCCGCCGCTCCCGCCGCCCGCGCCTCCGCCGCTCCTGCCGCCAGGGCGTCCGCCGCCCCTGCCGCCCGTGCCTCCGCCGCCGCCGCCCACGCCGCCCACTCCGCCGCTCCCGCCGCCCACGCCGCCCACTCCGCCGCCCGCGCCTCCGCCGCCCGCGCCTCCGCCTCCGCCGTCCACGCTGCCCGCGTCGCCGCCGCCCTATTTGCGCTGCGATCTTCTCCTGATAACCAGGATTCAGCCCAGGTTACATAACTTTGCTCTTTGTAAACAGCCAAAGAGCAAAGTATGCCAAAAGCAATTTTTTGAATTAGCGTAACCTCTGGCAGAGGTATGCGCCGCGCCGTTGTGCCACGCTTGCAACCTACCTTTAACCCGCAGTCAAACTTCTCGGCTACCTGATTCTCTGGACTTTCCCATAGGTGCGCTGTAGTCAGATCAAACCTACCGTGACTAGGATTAAGCAGTACCGCCAGGAGCGGATGGGTGTACCAGTGCGTCCAGCCTGGCCCACACAAATCTCCCTTGCCGTCCGTCTCGTAGGTTACGTTCTCTCCCCACTGGCAGTCACCGTGTGTGCGGTCGTTTTCGTCTGTTAATTTGTAGTATTTAGGCATATATTTTTCTCCTTTCCAATAGCAATCAGTTTCTGTAGTTCATCAACCGGCCTCTCCAGCCATATCTGCCGCTGGCTTATTACCTGTTCCAGCAGGGTGCGGCGGGCACAACTATCGTTGGTGGCGAATAGATCCACTACGCCACGCTGGAGGCTCTCCAGAGCGATCTCCAGGTTGTCGATCCAGCTGAATAATTCGTTTGCTTCTTCTTTGCTCAACATATTAGTCGACATCTTCCACCTCCTTCCCGCACTCCGGGCACAGGACAGTTCGTTCCTTCGGGTTACGCATCGTCTGTTTAACGATGTGGAGTTCATGATTTTTTGTATACTCCGGGCGAAGTCGCTCTTCTCCTTTTTCAGTAGGGGAAACCGTTTTTCAGTGGGCACCACTCCGGGATGGTGTTCCCTTTGTTTGGTAACACCCTGTTTTTCCAGTACGATCCGGTTTTCATGAATAGGATGTACCCTTCCTTTCTGCGTTTTTCATCCACAGAGTTGATTTTGCGGCGAATATTGCAGTCGCAATTCGGGAGTTTTTTGAACTTCTCCACCATGTCCGGAGCGTATCCGTGCCCGCAAATCTCCTTGGCTCCGCCGGGGGTGAATGCTCCAGAATGGTCTCTGTGGCGGCAACCGCGGCAATTGTCGATATGTATAGTGATTTCCATCGCTCTATTCAACTCCCTGTCGCTCTCCCACTGTTATATCCCCCAATTCACGAAGTTCATAGTTGCTCCAGGCAGTGCCTCCATCCAGCATTCGTCGTCTTTGGTGTACTCACCAGACAGTTGCCGCTCAATATCCACTGCCTGACTGTGCTCCAGTTCGTTCCACTCTTGGAGTAGTTGATACGCTCGACGCAGGAGTTTCTCTGCTGACTCCGCCGATGTACGCTTACGCCATTCAGTGTAAGTTAGGCTCATTATGGAAGCTCCTTTCTTTTTACTGTTAATAGTTAGAATCTCCCTTCCTTCAGTATAATCTCCATCAGCTTCACATCTGCCCAATACCATTTATCCGGCTTGATACCCCACCGGCGGAGCATAAAGTTCCACATTACCAACATAACGAGATACGGATGTCGAAGGAAATGCCTTAACGGGTAGTGCCAATATCGCACGATCTCGCCTCCCGCTGCCGATCTTTCTGGATGCACTCTATTGTGTAGTCGCTGGCTCCCTGCATTAGCTGTGTATATCTTTCTGCCCAGGTCCATATGTAATTATACTTAGGAATATAGGCCGTCATTATACACTTATGACTGCGGCAAGTACGGCACCATCCGGTTGTGGTCTTGCTGTGAATGCGCATAGTCGATAGGCCAGTACCAATCATTGCAGTAGGCCAGTTATTCTTCCAGATTGGATGAACATGGAATCTCCTCTATTTTGTATTTGTTGGGCACATCTGTAAAATACATCCACACATGACGCTGGCTGTATTCCAGTTTCCTGGCCAGCTGGTGGCACATCCGTTGGAAGGCTTGCCGCTCAGTGGTGGCACTGGTGTAGAGTGTGTGGTCCTCACCGTGCCAGCAGAAATTGCCTTGCCACTTTTTCATGCTGGATTCTCCTCAAAATGTTCCAGTTACCATGTTAAAATTTAACATGATTATTTACAGTCTTCATATCGTCTCCTTGAATCCAGCTTTCCGAAGAGCGGCAATCGGGTCCCATACTGATTCTCGAAATAGTTGCTTAGACGGTATGATGCGCCGGTAATCTGTCGTAATGTCAGTACAGAGATTATGATAATCACAGCCTCCCTGCCACCGTTGACACCTGTCATCATTCCTGGGCCAGTTATTCGACGACCGACAGGCCTGAACGATAGACCACCAGCCCAGGATCTCATCTTTCAACATCAAATGCTGGGCTGGAGTACGAGTGGTGGGCTGCCGGATGAACAGTTTCTCTGGGCGCTGCTCCGTTGCGTGAGTGACAATGCAGTTGATGAGGGCTGTCGTAACTGGTTGCTGCAGAATCTCCGATGCACCAAGGAGATATACTGAGAACTGGTGATTCGGATTAAAGCCAGCGAAGAATGAGGGCCACGTTACGCTGGTGGTCTTGTGGTCCACAACCATCAGCTGATTCAGATATGTAACTAACAGGTCGATTATACCGCCGAGGGCTACTTTGTCCGAGATGGGCAGAAAGAATGGAGCCTCTACGTTCTTGACGGTAAAGTGCTGGTCAACCGAGGCGTAGAACCGTCTGTACAGCATAAAGGATTCTGCCCATCGGACTGGATTCCGCTTTCTGTCCTCCTCCATCCACTCTGTCTGGTATGGCAGTACTTCCCGTTCCCACACTTCCTCGAATGCTTTGAGGCATTGGCCAGCTGATTTACCTTCATAGTTAGCAGCCAGAGATGCATGGACTCCAGAGCCGTAGGCCAGTGGCAGGCGGGGAGCTGCTGGAACGACACCCCTCTCATGACGCCAGTAGAATAGGCGGAGACACTGGAGGCTGTCTCGGAGACGTGTGGGATCTACTACTTCGATATAGGACATTACTTATCTCTCCCTTTATTCAGTAGGTGTTCGGTTTCCGTCCCCTCTTCTCACTTATCCCCTTCGGTATCACTGTCAGTATGGCTGTATTGACATCCAGCCGCAGCGTAGTACGTGCCTTTACGTCAGGTCGGAAGGTCATCCATTTGTACAGTAGAGCCATCACTGCCTTTGCTGGCGCCAGTGCGCGGAAGGCGTATTCTCGGTGTTCCAACAACGGCCCGGCTGACAGTTCACTGATGAGGCCGGAGAATCCAGCTACCGATAGGCGACTGGTAATACGAGCGAGGTCGGTCATGGCCAGCTAGTCCTCCATGTCGTTCTCCAGGTATTCCCGGAGCCGTTCAAGGTATATCTGAGTATGCCGGTGCTGGCCATCGTGCTCCAGAGCATCAAGATTCTCTACTACGTAGTCTATGTGAATCATGGCTTCCTCACGAAACCAGTTCCGTTCATCTCTGGCGGCATCCGATGGCTCTGGCGGATCAGTAGGCTGGTCTGGGACTTTGAAGTAGGCCGTAGAGTATGTGTAGTCTTCCATATATCAGTCTCCTTATTGTCATTTCGATGTAAGGTGCCAGCACCCACAGTGCCGACACCGATAGGTGTGTTGCTCCTGCCGCCAGACTGCGCCGAGGATACGCAGTATCTCAATACGATCAAGTGCCGCACGCTCGGTGCTGTATTTCAGCTTACCGGTAGTACGGCACTTGGGGCGCTGGGGCTGTTTGGTTACCATCTGTTTATCACTGGTTGTCAAGCGTTACCTTCAACGCCGTGGGTTGGCGCAGATTGTATTGCATCAAGGGCCAACCCGAGACACTGGGCTACTGATTTCATGATTAGGGCTGCGACCCATTCTTCAAAGCTCTGGCCGAGGTCCTTCCGGGCCATCTTGTCCGTACCGTCGAGGATTTCCCATATTTCTGATGGGAGGGCAATATTTACTTTTCGGTGCTCGAGTGTAATCATAGGACAGCCTCCTTTCTTTGTGTTAGCACGTGCACGTGAATTCAGATCTAAGTTATTTCCTGTCCCCCCGGTAGCGGTCAGCATATTCCAGGCTGATGCGGGCTGGAGTTTGTTGTGGGTGAGACGGCGATTGACCGAAGCTGGGAAGGTGGACCCTTTCTGTGGCCAGCCGAATCCGGTCATCTGGAGTGAGGAGTTCCGGCGGACGTTTCTGTTGAACATATCGCATTTTATACATAGTGGGGGGGCTCCTTTTTACTATTTAGATTTGTAGACATTGAGGCCGACTCGTACTTCTTCCTTGCCAGGCACGCCGATATTGCCCTCAGTGGAGGCAATAATGGTGGTCTTGCCACTCTTCGAGGGGCCAAAGGTCTTGGTGATATCGACCTTAATGGTGAGGATGTTGCCAGTGACAGACATTTCGATGTTTTTCATAGTGTGGGTTCTCCTTATGTGGGTTTATTTGTACTGTGGATAATCATGTTAAATTTTAACATGGTGCCTGAGTCCGGTGGTGAGTTAAGTGAAATCAGCCATATCAATATCGTGATTGCTGCTGATAGACCGGCTGTCTGGAGATGCTATGGTGGGTCGCTCCGGGCAATATCCGAGCTGAGCGAGCCATGCATCAGGAGACATTGGGGGACACGCCGGACAGTGATCTGGATAAAGCCAGTACTTTGACTGAGTCCAATCATCGCCTACAATGCGCCAGACTTGATATTTTGTGGAGCAAATTCTACATTCCAGATGTATCTCTACTATCTTTGTATACTTAGATAACGACACGCTTGTCTGGAGGAGGTCACGGTATATATCTACTTCCTCGATAATATAGGTGCGTTTATCATCAGACGTATGGAGACATCTGAAGGCTATCCGGTGGTTGCCAGTCCATGTAGCGTCCGGCCCACAGATGACCTGAGCGATGCCGTCCAGGAACTCGTTGCCGGAAGGTGGTTCGTAAAACTCAATTTCGTGGCGTCTGCCATGTTGGGGGGTGTAGGTCATAGTATTTTTCTTTGAGTTATTTGGCTACGATTAATCATGTTAAAATTTAACATGGTTTCTACATCAATTAATGCGGTCAAGAAGCCAGCAAATGCTGATTGCGATGAGGGCACAGGTTGTTATGAGGATAATTGAGTTGTCCATTGTGGGTCTCCTTTCTATAGTAGCTGTTTAAGGCCAGATGTCATTTTCTGTCTCGTACTGAGCACAACGAGCACAGAGGCCGATGTCATTGAAACCAATAGCAGAATCGGCGAAGAAGTCGGAATATACGTCAGCTATGCAGATGAAAGCGGCGGCCAACGAACCTGGCCTAGCAATATTCCGGAGGGCGATGTAGTTGTTCCAGGATGCTACTGCTTCTTTGAGTGCTTTCTTCGTTTTGAAATTGACAACTGTGTAGGCCATTGTTATACCTCCTCAATCCGATTGTAATGGTGCTGTCCCCGTATTCCCAACTGGCGTATCGAGCGTAATATCCTCCGCCATTAGTCCATCGAGGTCCTCCGGCACAGCTGGCACGTCCTGCAGCGAAGCACGCTTTCCGCCACCAGGGGCATTAGAGGCAGAGGGTATAAAGATAGAACTTGCCCGCTTTGTGGCTGGCTCAGCTTTGTAACTACGAGCGGTACGAATAACAATTTTCTTGTTAATGAAAACAGTGTGATTACTGTAATTCGTTTTCACCACAAACTGTTTCTTAAGCCTGTGGTGGTGTAGCATAGAATAAAGCACGATACGGGCAGATTCCAGGTACGCCGGAATAATGCTGTAGGCATATCCTTCTGCCGGCCAAAATACCTCAGACCCGTCTGCTATGGAAGCAAGTATGCCGTGAAGCTCGGTAAATTCATACTCTACCACCTTCCGCTTAAGCAATTCGCCAATGAAATATCCCATGTCTGTATCTCCCTTTCTGCTTGGTTTGTTTGGTGTCCAGGTTGTATTGTTACAAATATTGTAACATATATTAATTTGGTTGTCAACAATTATTTTTCAGGGTATTAATATGGCGGTAAACATTATAACAATCATTATTACAAATATCATCAATTACCCGGCCTGGGGGCTGACATCCATAAATGTCCCCGTAACATGATGCCTATATAATAGAGCGGGCAGAGTGGGCGAGGGTGCAGTAAAGAGGTAATGTACTGCTTTTTTATATGTATGATTTTGTAGCGTTTGTTTTTTTTTTTTTTTTTTTTATTTTTTTTTATATATACTACAGTACACCACCTACTAAAGAAGCCACCTACTATGTACTGCCTACTATATCTTGCCCCACCTACTTTCACTTTATAGGTATCGTGTTAAACTTTAACATGATTGGGGGGGGGGGGGGGGGGGGGGGGGGGGGGGGGGGGGGGGGGGGGGGGTTGGGGGGGGGGGGGGGGGGGGGGGGGGGGGGGGGGCGGGGGGGGGGGGGGGGGGGGGGGGGGGGGGGGGGGGGGGGGGGGGGGGGGGGGGGGGGGGGGGG